ACAACCCAGACAAGGAGGTATTAATACAGCAAGGAGAGGACGATGACTATCAGTACCTTGTGGCTTATACCGTCAGGGAGCGAATTATAACCGACATTAACACCACCAACGAAGCCGAAATTGATGCGGTAGTGATTGAGTACACTTAAAATCAGATCAATATAAAACAAGCAGACCATGAACGCGACGAACCTATTTGACGACTATGTATCTGACATGACAGACATAGAACACTACGAAGGTGTATGTAAGCATTGCGGCCACGTCTTCGAGCCGGAAGATGAGGTGCGAACCACGCGGGACATCTGCGACGACTGTTTGCAGGACTACCCCGATATGAATGAAATATACCAGATAGATGGATAATTTTGTTTCTGTTTTTTGTTTTGTGTGAAAAGGCCCCTTGCTTTTAGCGGGGGCTTTTTTGTTTAATTAAAAAAAGTTTCGTAACTTTGTTTAGACTAATTATAAACAGATGGGACGACCAAAGGCCAGCATTTCTGAATTACCCGAAGGATGGGATAAGGAGGTGCTTAATCTTTACAACGAAGGAGCTTCGGATGTAGAGGTTAAAGCCCTTATATATAACTGGCGTGATAGCTTTAGTAATGATCTTTGGGATCGTTGGATAAGAGAAGAACATATCTTTTCGGAAACCATAAAAAAGGGTCGCGCACTATCAGAGGCATGGTGGCAAAGGGCAGGAAGAGCAAACCTAAAAGACAAAGAGTTTAATTACACCGGATGGTATATGAATATGAAAAACCGTTTCGGGTGGGCTGATAAGCAGCAAACAGACGTAACCACCGGAGGGGAGAAGATAACAAAGGTTGAACTAATAAAAAGCCATGATAGTTAAGGTAGAATATGGCAAAATATTAGAGCAGACATCGCGCGCCATAGACTGCGGCAAGCAAGTCATTATACACCGAGGGGGAACAGGATCGGGCAAGACTTACGACCTGATGCTGTTTTTGTTTTATACAGGCCAGAATGAATTCAATAAAGTTATTACCGTTGTGTCAGAGTCGAAGCCACACCTTGATATTGGGGCTATAAGAATATTTAAGCTAATAATGAAGAATGCAGGGCTGTGGAATGAGGACAGCTGGAACATTGCGCAGAGCAGGTACACCTTTGAGACGGGCACAGTGATAGAGTTCTTTTCGGCTGACAGGATCAGCAAAGCCCTTGGGGCCAGGCGCGACTATTTGTATGGAAACGAGATTAATAGTTTAAAGCAAGAGGTATGGGATGAGCTGGCAAGAAGGTCAGAGATAGTGCTTGGTGACTTCAACCCGACCAGTCAGTTCTGGTTAGAGGAGTGGATGGCGAATTACGACAACACGGAGATCATCAAGTCTAACTACATGGATAACCCGTTTCTGCCGGATACAGAGCGCAAGCGCATAGAAAAGAGGGCCAGCAGAGATGCGAACTTCAGGCGCATACATATAGACTGCGAGTACGGCATTTATGAGGGTCTGGTGTTCGACTCCTGGCAACAGGTAGACCAGCTTCCACAAGGCAGCAGAAGGTATGGCCTTGACTTCGGGTACACCAATGACCCATCTACGCTAATAGCAGTGGTAGAAACACCGGAGGCCTATTACCTTGATGAAGTTTTTTACAGGACGGGTTTACTCAACAGGGACATCGCAGGGCTGATGCGCTCCGGTGGTGTTAAGGAAAACTACGACGAGGTGATCGCCGACAGTGCGGAGCCAAAGAGTATAGAAGAGCTAAGGCAGATGGGTTTTAATGTAAAGCCCAGCGTGAAAGGCCCCGACAGTGTACGCAACGGCATAGACAAGCTAAAATCAAAGCAGATATACATTACAAAGCGATCTGTAAACTTGATTAAGGAATTACGTAACTACTCATGGGTGGCAGACAAGGAAGGACAGCCAACTAACAAACCTATTGACGCATTCAATCACGCTGTAGATGCAGCAAGGTACGCCATCAGCTTACCGGAGGCAGTCGAAAACTGGACATTATGAAAATATTCGGACTTAAAATAGGCAGGCAAAAGGACAACGAGTCGTACCAAAGGTATATGTACGAAATGTTTCGTTACCTAAATACCGGCATCCCTGCCCCTATAGCAGACAACCCTACGGCATATATTACGTCGGGATTTGCTAAGAACCCGCTTGTTTATTCTATCATATCACTGCGCGCCAATGCTGCTAAGAGCGTTCCGTGGGTAGTGTATAAGGTCACTGACAAGCCCAAGTTCCGGGCGTACTCGACAATGCAGAAGAAATGGAACAATCCTTTAGCTGTCCAAAAGCTGATAGAGATAAAGTCGGAGGCCATGGAGGAGATTGAAAGCGGTGACCTTGTCAATCTGCTTAACAAGCCATCCGCAAAAGGCACGTTTCAGGATTTGGTAGAACAAATGTTCATGTACCGCGACGTTACAGGGAACACCTATGTATATAAAGTTATCAACGATATTACAGGTAAGGTCATTGGGTTACATATCCTTCCGGCCGACAAGGTGCGCATCATAGGGGGCACTTTCATAGACCCGGTGGCGGGGTATGTCGTTTCCGATTTGGCTATGACCCGCGACAACCTACAGCCGGACAACGTACTACACTGGAAGTATCCTAACCCGTTGTGGGGGCCAGATGGCCGAGCCTTGTACGGCATGTCTCCACTAAGAGCAGCCGCGGCGATCATCACACAGGATAACATGGCCATTCAGGGCCAGAGTGCAGCGTTCCAGAACGAAGGGCTGAAAGGTATCCTGACAGGCACAGATCAGACCAATATCGAGTTCACCTCGGAGCAGGCAAAGAAGATACGCGACAACTTCATGAAGCAGTCGGGTTATAAGAAGAAAAACAATATGGCCTTTAACCGTGCGCCACTGAACTGGATAAAGGTAGGTGAAAGCCCTGTGGACTTAGGGGTAGAGACGGCACGCAAGAACAACAAGGAGATTCTTTGTAACATATTCCGGATCCACCCCTCACTGCTATCCTCCGACGCTTCGACGCTTAACAACCTGGTGGAGGCACGCAAGGCCCTGATGACAATGAGTGTGCTGCCGGACATGGAGTCGTTAAAATGGCATTTGAACAACCAGATAGTACAGAGCCACGGCCCGGAATACTACATAGACTACGACATCACCGCTATTCCTGAATTACAGGAAGACAGCGAAAGCCTTGCACGTACACTGGGTCTGATGGACTGGATTACTGATAATGAAAAAAGGGAGGCCACAAATTACGGAAGGTACGAACACGAGGGTGCCGACAAGATATATAAAGACATGGGCAAAATGCCTTTAGGGGAAGATATAGACACAGGGTTTGACACTATAGACGCGAACCTATGACAAACTTTGAAAACGAATTCGAGCAGTTCCGACAGGCTATTGCCGACGGCGTAGAGAAAGGGCTTCACCATGACGGTGACACGTACGCCTTCGATGTAGAAGACTCTGTAGAGGGAGTACTGGATGTATTGGAAAAGTACCACATGTTGACTATAAACGACGCAAACTAAATGAACTGGGCGCAGATAAATAACATGCGAAAAAAACACATACGCTTTGGTGAGCGCATGTTTCGTCGTATGTACTCCCGGGCACGCACCGAGCTGCGCCGCAGGATGGAGAGGGTAGAAACTTTCGGCGAGCTGGAAATGCTTGTAGCACAGACGGAGATAGAAGAAAATGTCACTGAAGCCTTTGAGGTGTTCTATCGCCGTGCCGGCGTAGACTTCGCACAACAGACATACCGCAGGTTCAAGTCAGCCACAGGCATGGAGGTTAAAGAAGACGAAGGACTAATATCTATGTGGGAGCTTATGATGACCGCCTATGTGCTTGATGAGTGCGGAGAGAAAATAGCCAACGTTATCAACACACACAGGACAACATATCAAAGAATACTTAATGGTGCGGTGCGGCAGGGTATGGATGAAGGGTGGGGCGTAGAGCGTGTCAGCAGAGAGATACTAAGGCAGGGCATACGGCGTGAGAAGTGGCAGGCTATGCGTATAGCACGTACCGAAGTACTCAGTGCGTCGAACTACGGCTCTCTGAAGGGGGCTGAAAGCACCGGCATCCCTATGGTTAAGCGCTGGGTGGCCTCTTCTGCTGCTGACCCCAGAGAAGACCATCAGGCTATGGACGGGGTGGTGGTAAACTTTCAGGATATGTTTCAGCTACCTTCGGGTGTGCGTTTGGAATATCCGGGAGACCCTTCAGGCCCGGCGAGCGAAATAATAAACTGCCAGTGTGGATGTATCACTGAGCCAAAAAAAGAGCTATGATGGAATTAAAAAAAGGCGGCAGCGTAAAAGACGTTGACAGCAAGACAAGGACTGTGACAGGCTACTTCACCAATACGGGAAGCCTCGACAGCGACATGGATATATTCGAACAAGGCGCATTCCAAAAGACCATATCGGAGTGGGGGCCGGGGGGTAAGAATAGGATATGGCACTTGTGGATGCACGACGCTTACGAGCCGATAGCAAAGCCCAAGGTACTTAAAGAAGACAACAACGGGGTGTACTTTGAGACGGTAGTACCTGACACGCCGACAGGACAGAAGGCATTGCTACTGTATGAGTCCGGAGACCTTAATGAACACTCCGTGGGGTTCAATACGATAAAACACGAAGACGACAACGAGAAGGGTGTACGCACTATCAAAGAGGTACGCATGTGGGAGGGGTCATCGGTGCTTTGGGGTGCTAACGAAAACACGCCCACCGTAGGCATGAAGTCAGAAGTAGTGTTGGAGCGTATCGAAGGGCTTAACAAGCTGCTTAAGGCGGGCAGCTTTGCCGATGAGGTCTACGAACTTCTTTTGATAGAGATAGAGACTTTGAAAAAAGCAATAGCATCACTGGAGCCGGCAAGTACCACTCCAGCCGAGGCAGAGAACTTTAATATTGATAACCTTTTAAATCACTTAAAAAAATGAGCAATGACAATCAAGACGTCAAGCTGACGGAAAAAGAACAGGCCGTACTTGACGCAATAAACGAAAAGATAGACGCTCAGGTCGAGCAGAAGGCCGACAAGAAGTCTATCGAAGATATGAACGAAAAGCTCAACGACGCTATCAAGCAGCTCACCGAGTTCAAGGGAGAGGTTAACTTTGAGCTTATGCAGAAGCAGCTCGACAAGTTGTTTGAGCGCACAGACAAGATCAACGCCGGGCATAACGCACAGCGCAGCGAAAAGAAAGAACGCGACATCACCCAAAAGTGGGTAAGGTCGTTTCTGAAGCGCGACAAGGAGGGTTTGAAGAAGGCGGAGCAGGAGAAGATAAGTTATATGGCCTATTTCGATCCATCACTCCACTCTGGCGCCACCGACTACCCTTCGGGCACCTCTGATCAGGGCGAGTACACTATACCGGAAATCCTGCTTACAGAGATTAACCGCTATGTACAGGAGTTTGGTGTAGCGCGCAGGGAGATGCGCTACCTTCCTTTTGGCGGGCCGGGCAACGAGCGCAAGCTGCTGACCCTCGCCACCTCTGTGGCTGTAAGCTGGGTAGACGAAGGCGGCGTGAAGCCCAAGACTAAGCCTACCATCGACTACGTCACACAGAAGCTGTATAAGCTGGCCGCTATCACCGTCATGACGGAAGAGATAGTAGAAGACTCAGCCATCGACCTTGTGGCGCTATGTGGTGAGCTGTTCGCTGAGGCGATAGCAGAAGAAGAAGACCGCGTGTTCCTTACCGGTGACATCGGAACAGGTGACCCTGTAGACGGTGTTATCAACGCTACGGGTGTTACAGGNGTAGAGCTTGCCGTAGGCGATCCCGCAGAAGACGTGATTCCTGACGACCTCAACAGGATGATATATGCCGTTGAGACCGCCGCACGGCGTGGTGGTAAGTTCTTCATGCACCCAAGTGTGTTCAGCGTGATACAAAGATACCGTGCTGATGCTGTTGGGGCCGGTGATGGTGCTGGTGGCTACCTTGTACAGACACCTGTAAATGGTGGGCCTTCCAGCCTGTGGGGCTATCCTATAGTGCTGACAGACACGCTGCCCGCCGTAGGTGACGTGGNCTGGTCGGAGCCGTTCATNTTTTTCGGNAACNTGAACCGCACATGCGTATATGGTGACAAGCAGGGCCTGAGGGTTAAGATGCTTGACCAGGCTTCTATCACTAACGCAGGTGGTGACCTTGTCAACCTTGCTGAGAACGACCTTCTGGCGATGAGGGTACACAAGCGCGTAGGATATGTGCCTGTGCTTCCTGCCGGAATAGCTGTATTGAGTACCAACACTGCAACGTGATCCTAACAAAGACCTCCGGCCCTTCGGGGCTGGGGGCATTTTTATATGAAAATTAAACTATTAAAACCATTCAGACGACATAAGGCCGGCGAGACGGTAGATATGGACA